TTCCGGAGCGCAAGGAAGGATCGTCGATGAACTCCTGCAGCCGCGGGCTCCAGACACCCTCCATGTTGCGCACGGCGTCCCACGCCGGACGTCCGGCCCCGCTCCTAGCCTCGACCAGCGCCGCCGTGGTGCGGTGCATGGAATCGCCGCCGTGCACGTATTTGGCGATGTCCTGCCCGAGGCGGGCGCCCGCCCCCTCGTCGCGCTGGTTCAGGAACTGCGTTGCCACGTTGCGGCTTTCGCCGGGCTGCCGCGCCACATTGCCGCCGAGCGCGCGCACGTTCTCCCCGCCCACATCGGCAAGCGCCATCGGCTTGCCCGCCGCATTGGCCTCGTTGATGAGGTCGATAGCCTGCTGCGCGGTGGGGCCGCCGGCCTTCTCGTCCTGCCCCACCCGTTTCAGGACCTTGTTGACGGCGGCGGTCATAACGTTTTCAGGGTATTCGCGCGCGAGATAGGCCCCGAACGCCCGAATACCAGCCCCCGCCGCCTTGGCGCCGGCTCCAATCACGCCGCCGCCCACCCCGCCCAGAACGGCGCCCTCCGCCTTGTCAGAGGCGAAATTCTCGGTGTCCGTGGTCGGCTGGACCAGGCCGCCGACGGCGCCGCCTACCACCGCGCCCGCGATTCCGCCGGGAACGGGAGGACTGAGCGCCATGGTCGTGGGGATGGATCCGCCGACCCGGAGCCAGTCGGTCGAGCCGCGCTGGTCGAGCGGCCGCTTGGACTGGATCTCGGCCTCGCGCTCCTTGATCGTCTTGTCGATCGTCTCCTGCCGGCCCTTGCGCTGGGCCTCGAGCTCGTCAGTCTTGCCGAGCAGCGCCGCGCCCATCTCTTCGCCGGGCTCAGACATGCGCGAGCCTAGCTGCGCCGCGCCCAGGATCGGGTCCATAAGGCCGTGTCCGATCCGGGCCAACATGCCTTCGCCCTGCTGGGGCTTCGCGACCGCGCCCGCCTCGAGCTGAGACAGGGCATTCAGCGCGGCAGCCTGGTCCGGCGCATCCACCTCGTATGTCTTGCCTCCCTTTTCAATCTCAAATGTGCCCATCAAGGCTTCTCGCGGATTCGGATGGTGCTGCCGTCCGGGGCTTTGCCCATGTCAGTCCAGCCCGCTCCGGTGCTTTCGGAGACGGATGGGGTCTCGCCGGGCGCCGAGATCGTCGAGGTCTTGCCGGATTCGATCGCCGCGCGCTCGCGCTGGATTTGCGTCCGGAGTTGCTCGACCAGATTCTTGTAGGTCTCCTTGCTGGTGGCGGTGGACAGGAACGACAGCGCCTTGTCGCGGTCTGATTCGCGCATCACGCCGGTTGGGTTCATGGCACGGGCCCAGCCTTCCGCAAGCTGCAGGTTGGCCATGCCGAACTGCATCGTGTTGGTGTCGCTGGCGTTGACCTGTCCCTTCTGAACTATCTGGTTGATCGGCACCCACTTGCCGCGCGGCACCTTCTCGGACGCGTCGAGCGCGGCCGGGATCGCCGAGTCCGTCACGCGCAGGATGATGTCCAGATTGGCCTCGCGGCCGCCCTTGGTGCGCGCCGCCGACGACACCTCGGCCTGCCGGGCGTTAAAGTCCTGGATCTCGGTCCCTGAGGGATCTCGACCATTTTTCTGCCTGAAGTCGTTCTTGAATGCTTCCACGGACATGCCGGCAGCGGACCGCGGCGGCCGCGCCTTCTGGGTGAATTCGATCTCCTCCTGCGCCGTCATCGGCGCCTCGCCGCGGGCCTGCCGCTCTTGGTTCTCCTTGCCGACCAACTGCCCCAGCATGCCGCCCTTGAGCAGCTTCTGGCCGTAGAGGTCGATCATCTGCTTGACGCCGGCCTGCTGCGCGGGGGACAGCGTCGGCAGCCGCGCCTGACCCTCGGGCGACAGCCAATAGGTCGCGCTCTGCTCGTTCTTCTGCTTCTGCTCGTCGCGCTTTTCCTGCAGCTTGGCGGTGGCCTCCTGCGCCTTATGTGTGTACTCGGCATTCTTCTCGTAGATATGCGCGACCAGCGTATAGTTCTTAGCTTGTGCCGCATCGTACATGATCTTGTCGTGAAAATTTGCCGCATCCTGCTGGATCTGCTGCATCTGCTCGTCAATGTTCATCCTGCGGTTTTCGAGCGCAAGCTTGTATTGCTCCATCACCTGCCGGTTGTTCTCGAGCGCGACCTTGTTTTCCTGCTCCCATTTCTGGGAGGCATGCTCGTAGGCCTGCAGGTTGCCGTCCTGCCAGCCCTTGAGCGCACCGCCAAACGCGGCCAGGGCGGCGCCGCCGGGAATGCGCGTGAAGCGGCCGGCGACCGCGCCTAGCACCGCGAAGGCCGAGGCCCAGGCCATGGCGTCCTTCTGGTAGTCCTTGGCGTCGGGCGGCTGCGGCGGCTTCCGCTCCTGCGGCATTTGCGGCATTTGCGGCATGCTGAGATGACCTTGAGGAGGCGCGCCCGCGGTCGGCGCCGGCGGCGGGCCCAAGGCAGACAGCGGCGATTGCGGGGCTAGCGCAGGAGAACCGCCCGGCTGCGGCGGCGTGCCGCGGCGCCAGTCGTCGACGGCGGCCTGATCCGGCATTCGGAACGGCTCGGTCGGATTGATGACATCTGTTTCGCTCATAGCGAGAACGCGGCTCCTGCAATTTTAGCGATCCCGCTGAACACGCTGGTGAGAGAGTCGCTATAGTTCTTGTCCTGCTGCAACTGCGCCTGCCCCGCCTGAAGCAAAATCTGGTTGGCGGCGTTGTCGAAGCCAAGGCCTTCCCCGATCAGGGAGTTGCCGCCGCTGATCTCGCCAAGCCCAAGCTGTATCGTGCTCTGGATCTGGCTCTGCGCCATCGCATTGACCTTCGTGTCAATGTCGGCGGTCGTGCTCAGGAATGAGGTGTTGGCGTCCGGATTGGTGCCCATGTTGTAATACATCTGGCGAGCTTGGTTGGTCAGGCCGCCGCTATAGACCTTCAGTTGCGCCTGCTGCTCGGGCGTGAGTTCGCCGCGCTGAGCCATTCCGAGGGCCTGTTGCCCCTGTCCGACCAGCCCCTGCCCTTGGCTGACCAGGCCCTGCCCTGTGGATAACATCCCCGGCACCTCTGACTGCATCTGGCCGAACTGCGCCGGCAGCGGACCCGGCCCCTGCGCCAGCAGACTGCCGAGCCCGAGCGCGCCGATACCCAAAGCCCCTGCGCCGCTGAACAGGCTGCTACTGCCGGGGTCTCCGATGGAGCCGCTGATATTTCCGCCGCTGCCAAAGCCCTCGTAATCGGAGGAATCGAGGCCCGGAAGCGGGTTCGAGGAAGATCCGAGGTCGCTGAGGGAAACGTCAGCCATGGGGTTGGCTCCCGAATTGCGAGGCGATGCCGGCGGCCGGCGCGGTCTGCTCTATCGTATTGTCGGAGGTGTGAATTGCCCCCGGAGTTGCCGCGCCGGGCGGCACACCGGGCGAAAGCGGGCTGGACGGCCCTAGGGCGGCCGGTCCCGCCGGTGATGGCTGCCCAGCGATCGGAGTTGCCGCGCCGGAGCCCGCGTCATTTTGACTCATAGGGGACTGTACGGGGGCGTTTGGCGCCAGCATGCCGCCCTGCGGGTCGACGCCCTGATAGGGGAACGACGGCATTTCCGGAATGCCGAACCGGCCAAAGAAGTTGCTTCCGAACATCAGAGAACTCCCAAGACTTGCCGCATCTGCGCATGCTCGGTGGCATGGATACCGAGCCAGTTATAAAAATCATCCTGCGCGTCGAGGTTTACCACGGAAAGATCGTTCCCGGTAATTCCCAGCGCGGCCCGCAGCGCCACGTGAGCCTGCGCGTGCGTCTGCAGGATCGACGCACGCGCTTGCCCGGCCGTGAGAAACTGCAGGAAGTCGAAATCCGGAATGAGCACGGCGGGCGACTGCGCCGCGAACACCTGAATGAACTGATGATGCTCGCGATAGTGGCCGATGTCCCAGGCGCCGTAACCGGGCATGTCCTGAAACGCTACCTGATCGGGTTGAAAATTCGGCATGATGCTATTTCGCGAATGGGCGCGAAATCTCCTGGTATTCTAGCGAGGTGTTGGTGAAGGTGAATCCAGCAAGCGTGCCGGTGATGGTCACGCCGATATATTCCCCGGAGCCATCGGCACCAAAACCGTCAAACTGGAAGCCGTTTGCGAGAGAGCGCACATAAACATTCGATCCTTCATTGGTGTCGACGGTCACCGTGAGTGAGCCGGTCCCAGTAGAAATCACCGACTCACCAGCGTGCAGGATTTTCTTGCGCTGCACCGCGTTGCCGTGATGTGTGAGTGCGGTCTGCACCCTGAACGCGATAGGAACGGTGGCATCGCCGACGATTTGCGTGATGTCGGGCCCGGAGGAGGCAAAGGTCAGCGTCCTGCCGGCCGAGAGTTTCGATGTCGTGACAACTGATGTCAGGCTGTTTCCTTGCGAGATGACGAACCATTTCTTGCCGGTAAACACCAGGAGGATTGATCGCGTCGAGGACAGTGGGTCCCTGTACCGCACCAGCCAGCAGATGTTGTGAATGCCGTTGATGTCGATGATTGCGGCTTGCGGCTGCTGCGAGAAATCTATCAGCTTGAAGATGCCGTCGAGGTCGTCGCTGATCTTCTGCACACTGGAGCCAAGCACCGCATAGATGCCGTTGGAATTGCAGAACATGAACACGCGATTGTAGGAGCCGCATGACAGCGGATAGATCGTGCCCTGGTCCGACGACAGCGTAACGATCGTGAACAGCGTGGCGCTTCCAGACACGGAGATGTTGCCGATCTGCTTGACCGACTGGTCACCCATGATGAACAGATAATTGTTGTAGTTGCGCAGCGCGGTGATGGCGTGGGTCAGGTCGACATCTCCGATCGTAAGCGCGCCGGATGCGTTGGCGACGTTGAAATCGTCAAAGCCCTGCGTTCCCGTCCATTGCAGCAGTCTGTTGCCGCCGAGCCAGACGCGCCCCGCGAACACCGCGAGCGTCGTCCCTGCCGTCACGAATGGCCAGACGTGCGCGCTCGCCGCCGCACCCGTGCCGCCGCCACCAGAAAACGCCACGGTCAGGACATCGCTGGCGAGGTAGCCGGCCCCTGATCCGGTCAGCGTGATACTAGTGACGGATGTCCCGCCGATCGTCGCTGCTGCTGCAGCGCCGGTGCCCCCACCACCACCCGTAAGGGTAACCGTGGGGGCGGAGGTGTAGCCTGATCCACCGCTGGTGAGCGTGATAGAAAGGATGCGACCGTTTCCAACCGTGCAAGTTGCTGTCGCAACAGTGATCGCACTGCCGCCATTGACTGTTACGGTTGGCGCGGATGAATATCCCGACCCTGCCGTTACGATCGATATGCTCGATACGACGAAATGACCAACTCCGTTCACATCGAGATGAAGTTGGGCCGAGGCTCCTGAGCCGCCGCCGCCCGAAAAAATCACATTGGTGGGAGGAGCAAAGGCGAAATACTCTCCGTTATTCGTCACCGTGATCGAGGTCAAGGCGCGCGGATCGATGGTGGTAAAGGCCGCGGCTCCGGTGCCGCCACCACCACTGAACACTACGCCAGGCGGCACAGTGAAGCCCGTGCCGCCTGCGATCAGGTTGACCGCGTTGACCTGCGGCGTTCCGATCGTGGCCACTGCCGTTGCGCCGGAGCCTGATCCGCCGCTGATCGTTACGGTGGGCACTGACGTGTAGCCTGATCCGCCGTTGGTCAGGGTAATGACCGGGGAGACACCACCGCTGCGCACGAACAGCGTTCCATTCCAAGAGGTGTACCCGGAGGTGAGATCGTTGATCAGGACGTACTGAGATTGCCACACGGTCAGGTCCGGCGCCGTGAAAGTGCCGGGCGGCGCAAACTCTGAAGTCACTCCGGTCGCGATGTTGGTGGACCAGCCGCCGCCCACGGTCGTGAAGGAAATGATGTAGTCAGTCGTTCCCAGGTTGGCAAAAAACTGAGACTTAATCGTTTCGGAGATGTTGACCAGCGCGGGCGAGAGCGGCGACGGCACCGCGACGAAATTGTTCGGCGCAATCGGCTGCAGGTTTTCCAGCCACGCCATTTCCTTCTCGGAGAGCGCCTGTCGGACGCTCTGCGTGTTCATCTTTTCGAAGTGTTCGAAGACGATGAACTTCTGAGCTGCTCGCTGGGCTTGTCCGGGCGGTGGCATCAGGGCACGATCAGTTGGATGACGTTAACCCATGATCCGCTCTGGCGCTGCCAGAAGGCCGCATTGGGTTGTCCGGCAAATGAAATTCCCGTCTGCAAATACCAGTCTCCGTTATTGCCGCCTGAGGGCGCCGCTGTGCCCGTGGTGAAATTTGGTCCCGCAGTCCCGGTCCCTCCGGTGCTGCCGAAGACGCCAACGCCGGTTCCAGACCAGTGGCCGCACCAGTCGTTGACTGGATCGACCACGGCCCATTTTGCTGGGATGCCCTGCATAGTGTTGGTGGTCTGCGGCACCTCAAAGCGGCAGCACGGCGTGCTAGTATTGACGCCGTCATTGCCGAGATGAACCTGCGGCATCATGAAGAAGCAGTTTCCGCAGGTCTGTGACGGATCTGGCATGTCTCACCTCGACACGCGTCTCTGGAATGTCCTGTGGTAGACATTTGGAATGCGAGTTTCCCCAGCGCCGACGATGATCTTGGGCACGCGCGCGGAGTAGAGCTTGAAGTAGTGATCGGCCTGCTCAAAGTTCTGCAGCTTGTTGAGGCAGAGCATCGCCGCCCAATACTGTACGGCCCGCGTGTAGGGCGCATTGATGTCGGTATCTACGTCGGTCGGATTAACCAGCGGCAGCGGCAGCGCGATCACGTCCCACTCAGAGGTATAGGGCTGATCGGGCGGCGGCTGAATCAACACGGTGCCGGTCTGCTCGTGGATGGTCCAGATCATAGCGCGCTGATTGAAGGTCAGCAGCGAGCGCATGTAGGCCTGAAACAGCGTGAAGCCGCGATAACGAAGCATGTAGCGCTGGTTGTTCCAGATGTACGAAATCGAAACGACGGTGATAACGTTGTTAAACGCAACCGCCGTTGCCGTCGCGCCGCTGCCACCGCCGCCGGAGATCGTGACGGAGGGAAGCGTGCCGGCCGTGTAGCCCTGTCCCCATGCCGTCATATTGACGCCGGTCACCACGCCTGACGTGACGACGGCAACCCCGGTCGCAAGCACGCTGCCAGCGGGCCCGGCCGCAAAGGTCACCGTTGGGATCGACGTGTAGCCTGTGCCGCCCGCCGTGATGTTGGCGCCGACGATCTGCGAGTTGGTGCCGTTGGCCGATTTAAGCGGATAGGCCTCGACGTTCTGGATGACGGAGACCGGACTATAGAGAGACGAGAAGGGGGCGTTGAACGGCGGCGAGATATAGAGCTTTCTCACACAGTGAAAATCCAGCGCCACCGCCTCGCGGGCGTCGTTGATGGCGTTGGTCAGCTCGGCCTGGGAGAAATCCGCGTTGGTCTGATCATGGATCAGAAACTGGACTTGCGTGGTGTAATCGGACAGCAGCATCCATCACCCACCTCAGCCCTTGCGGCGTCGCACGGGGAGATCGTCCTCGTCGTCATCCTCGTCCTGCTCCTTTTCGGAGACGACGGGAGCGGCCGCGGGCACCGCCTTGATGGGCGGCGGGGGCGGATCAGCCGGGATCGGCTGCTCGAGGTCAGGCTTTTCCTCAACCATCTTGTAGACGACCGGCTTGATCTCGAGCTTGGAGAACAGCACCTCGGCCAGAGTCTTGCCGGGCACGTCCTCGGACGGCTTCAGGTGCGCCGGCGTGTTCCAGCCCTGCCGGCGGCAGACGTGACGGAACATGGCTTGCGGGTCGGTGACGTCGCCGAAGAAATGCGCGGCCATGTCGAGGGGAAAGTTGTCCGACTTTCCGGGGGGGATCGACACTGGCACACCGTCATGCCGATCGGTGAAGGGCACGTCACCGCGATTGGTAACTCGCACGTAGTGCAGACGAACGCCCGGTGCGGTGATCTCGTGCGGTTCCATGACAATCAGTACCCCTCAAGCTTTTTCGGCAGGCCGACGCGCGCGCGGCGGCCGCCCTGCTGATCAGGCACCGCCTTGTCGTTGCAGTGCACCAGCGGCTGCGGCATGCTGCCGCCGATCTTCTGGTTCAGGCCGGTCTGCGCGATCTTGGGGACAAGCCGGCTCTCCATCGATCCGCCCAGGATGCGGTCCTCGGTCTCGTAGCGGTAGCCCATGGCTGGACCTCTCAGAAATACTCGGTGTACAGAACCACGACGCTTCCCGTGACGGCGATGAGATTGATCTGCGACCCGAGATAGCTGCCGGCGGGAGGCGTGAACAGCGTGCACGACTGCGCGGCAATGGATGTTCCGAGCGTCGACGTCGGGGTGACGATGGTTCCGAACGTCACGTTCAACGTGTTGGTCGCGGTCTGACCGCAAATCTGGATCTGCTTGCGCGAAGGGTTGGACGGGATGGCGGCCAGCGTCGCGGTCGTCGTCTGCGTAAACGTGTTCGTGACCGGGCTGAGAACGGTGCTCTGCGCCAGCGCCGCGCCGGAAAGCGCGCACGATGCCAGCGCGGCGAGTGCAAGCCGCCGGATCATGGCTTGACCTCCGTGGCGGGCTCACTGAACGGCGCAGGTTCCGGTGCCGGTGCGGGCGTCGAGGACGTCGGCTCCGGCTCCGGCTCCGGCTCGTCGTCGGCGAAGATCATCGGCGTCCAGACGTTGTTGACGAGCTCGTACATCCGCTTTTCCGTCGCCAGGATCAGGCGGCCGGTCGCCAGCATGGTCAGCGATATGATCGTGTGGGACGCTTCCAATTTCGTTTTCGGAGGAGCCATGACGGAGTTCCTTACTGCACGCGCGGTTGCACGAATGCGGATGCGACGGCAGCAGCCGTCACGGCAGCGAGCGTCGAGGTGGCGGCACCGACGCCGGTGATGGTCGCGGTCGGCGTGCCGGTGTAGGTCGTGCCGTTGTTGATCATGACCAAGCCGGTCACCGTGCCGGAGCCGGTGAGGGCAACGGGCGTGAGCTGCGCGCCGACCGGCGAGGTGTTCTGGTTGCCGGGAACGGCATTGGCCGGGAAGACCAGGCCGGGAGGCGGGATCGGAGCCGCGGCGACGCCGCCGGACGGCGCGCCCTGGTAGTAGGCCGTCTGCGGGATCAGGTAGAAGTTCGGTGTGGTCGCATAGCCGGCGCCGACGTTCGACATCGTGATCGAGGCGATGCCGCCGCCCGCGGTCAGCGCGGCGGTGGCGGTGGCCTGGATGCCGCCAATCGGCGGGGCATCGATCACGACGACCGGAGGCATCAGGAAGCCGGAACCGGCCTGCGTAATGGTCGGCGCGGCAACCGAGCCGCCGACAATCACATAGCCCGTTGCGGTGATGCCACCGGCGGGCGCGGCGGAGAACGCGATCGCGGCGCCGGTGGCCGCAAAACCAATGCCGTTGACGCCGCCCGAGCCCGCCGCGGTGATCGGGGCCGACAGGATCGTGCCCGTCATATTGTACAGGCGGACGTTGTAGCCGTCCGTCGGGAAATAGTCGCCGGTGTTGCTGTTGCTGACCTGATTGCGCCAGGTGTTGGCGATCGGGTCCCACCACTGCACGCATATATTGGCCGATGTCTGCAGCAGCCATTCACCGGGCGGGGGATACCACACGCCGCCGGAGCCTAGCGTGATGACACCGCCGCCCTCGGCAACCTGGGCGTAGGGAAAGGGAAATGCACCGCGCATTTGGGGCATGGGTGATCCTCAGATGTTCAGGAACGCAAGACCGTCAAACTTGCCGTGCGCCTTGCATTTGACGTCGACGAGTTCAAGCAGGCTCAGAATCGCGCCGATGTAACCAAGCTGGTTGTTCGGCAGCGTGGATTCGAAGCCGGTGAAGGAGAACGCCGCCCGCTCGTGCAGGAACAGCGATAGGTAATTGGTGTTGATCAGGTACAGCACGCCCTCGGGGCAGTACGGATCGGCGTAGAACGGCACGCCCGCGACATCGAGCGCGCGGAATAGCGATTCCACCTTCCTGTCGGCGCCAAACGCGTTGCCGGGGGTGATGTTGTAGCGCTCCTGGGAGGTGAAATCCTGCGCCAGGAGCGTCCATGTGCCAAAACCCATGATGCCGATGGTCGGCATCTCGCCCGTGGTCTTGGACACCTGCGAGATGAACTGCAGCATCAGGTTGCGGGTCGGCGTCACGTTGCCGGCGCCGTGCACGTAGGTCGATTTCCAGAACGCGTTGGCGGTGCGCGACACGCCGCCGTAGGACACCGCGAAGGTGCCGTCATCGATCGCGGCCGGGAGGCCGATCAGCTGCTGCTGGTTGGCGACGTTGTTGAACAGCGAGGTCGCAAAGGTGTCGATCGTGACGTTGGTCGAGTCGTTCATGCGCGCTTCGATCAGCGGCACGACCGAGTAATCGAGCTGGACCAGGCCTTCCATACCCAGGAACGGGATGGTTGAGACAAAGGCCTTGAGGTTGAACTCGGCGTTCTGGATGCCGGGCTGCACGCCGGGCTGCTGGAACGAGCCGGAGTAGTCGACCCACTGCCCGCTCACCATCGGGGCGCCCTGCAGCGGCGCGGTGATCGGCGACAGACCGCCGGAGGCGACCTGCGCGCTGGACAGCAGAGCCGCCATCAGGGGCGCCGATTTCCAGAGCTGGACGTACACGCGAGGCATGAAGGCGCGGCGCACAACCGAAGAAAGTTCGGAGGCTATGGCACCACTAGCGGGAATTACGCCCTGGCCAAATTGCGGCATAACCTATTGATCCTTCTATCGTTTGCGCATCAACTCGGTGATGGCCTTGTGGGCTTCGTTGCGCGACGCCTTGATCGGGTCGGGCCCGAACTCGGCCCAACTCGGAAATTCCCAGGTGGAGCCGTGCTGCGGGGTGATCTCGTGCGGCTGCGGGTCGACCGGCGGCAGCGTCGCGGCATAGAGCGTCGCGCCGTCCTCGTAATCGGTGATGCCCTTCTTCTGCATCAGCGATTCGATCGCCTTGACGTCGTCTTCGGAATATCTGCGGCCGCCGCCGTCCTCGTCGCCGGTGAGCAGGCGGGCGCGCGCGGAGTTCATGCGGGCCAGCATGTCGTCCTGCTGGCGCTTCAGCTCCTTGGCCTCCTGCTCGGCGCGGAAGGACTCAAAGCGGTCCTCGATCTCGACGTCGCGGAATGCCTCGGCGTGCGGGGTGTTCGGCTTCAGCTTCTTCACCAGCTTGCCGACCTGGCCGCGCGTCTCGGGATTGTGGCTGAGCTCGTGAAACAGGTCGGCGAGATCGGCGGCGGTGTCGCGGTCGAGGCCGCGGCGGGTGCGAAAGTTCTGGAAGGTGTCGGTCATGGGTTCACCATTGCACCATGGCCCAGACCGATCCGAATGGCGAAATCCGAACGGTCAGCGACCGCCCGAATTTCAAAAACCACGCACCGGGCCATGGGTTTCGCGGATGCTTTCGGATCTGTATATTCATCAGATCGGCTTGCCCTTCACCGCGGTCGGGCCACCGCGCTCGAGCGTCGGCGCTCCGGTCTTGTAGCGGTGGCCGCTCGGGCCGGTCAGCTTCTGCTCGGAGGTGAAGCCGCCGAGGGCGGTGTAGGTCGGCGGGTTGCGGAACTGGCCGTCTTCCATGCGGCGGGTCGACAGATTGCCAACACGCACCTTGGGGCGAAGGTACTCGGTCATGCTGCTTCTCCTGGGGAGCCGCCCATGCCGGGCGGGGGCGAATTGTTCGAGACGAGGCCGGGCGGCGGTGCCGCGCTCATCGGGCCCTGTTTGTTGGCTTGCGCCATCGTGGCCAGGGCCGCCGGGACCATGTTGGTCGCTTCTGCCTTGCCGAAGATCGGGCCGAGTGCGGAGAGGGCGCGGTTCAGGGCCTGCTGCTCCTTGGAGCCGGCCTCAAAGGCCATCATCGCCATCATGATCGCGGGCATCACCGCCTTGACCTGCTGGACGGCGGCCGCCTTGTTGCCGGCGCCGCCGCCGGGCGAGAGCATCGGGGAGCCCCCGGGACCGGCCGGCCCGCCGACAGGCGACTTCGGCAAGGACGCACCGCCCGGAGATTCGGGGGGCGGCGCAAGCGGTGAGGCGGGTGCATCCATGGGGGGAACTTAATACGCTGCTTTAAGTACTTCCGTCAACTGTCTGAAAAACCACATATTGCCAACATAGCCTATCCTGCCTTAAATGACCGCCATGATCATCCGGTCGTGGATCTGCGAAAATTCCCGCTGCTCGGAGTGGTTCGATTCCTACGAACCCAACCCGGCCTGCCCCAAATGCGGCTGCGTGCGCGTCAGTTGGCGTCCCGCCGGCGGCCACATCGGCGGCGCGGCCAAGGGCGCGGAGAAGGAGCTCCGCGCGCTCGCGGACATCTTCAAGATGACCGACATGAACAGCGCTCAGGAGGGCCAGGCGGCGAAGAAGGTGCGGCTGCCAGAGGCACAGCCGGCGAACGGCGGGCCGGTGCACACCTTCAAGGGCGGCTTCTCCGCGGCGATCAATCCGGCCGTCGGCGCGCAGTGCGTGCCCACCGCCAACAAGGTCGACTTCAAGGTCGGCGCCAAGCTCGGCGAGCGGCTCGCGCCCAACGGATCATTCCCCGGCGTGCGCTCCAACACCGCGATCGAAGGCGTGCACAAGGCATGATCATCCCCGAGGGCGCCAAGCAACCGGAATTTCTGCGCTGGGTTCTCGACATCTGCCTGAACTCCAAGAAGGATCGCAAGGATCTCTACGATCGCCGCAAGCAGTTCTGGCTGTTCGGCACCGCCGGCGATCAGGAGACGATCTACAACCGCATCGAGTCGCACCTCGATCTCGTCGCGTCGTTCCTCTACTCGGCCGATCATGCGCAATTCGCGCTCTCGGCGCCGCTCAATGCGAGCGATGAGGAGGTCAAGCAGTACATGGCCGCGCAGGATTCGTTCAACAACGATTTCCGCGATGCCGGCCTGTTCGATTATTTCGGCGACTCCATCATCGGCGCCCTGACCTACGATTCGATGTTCCTGAAAATCGGCTGGTCGGACGTGCACGACGACGCCACCTGCACGCTGATCGAGCCGTGGAAGTTCGGCGTGTTCTCGGAAGAGATCACCGAGCTGGAGAGCCAGCCCGCTTTCGTGCACACCTACCATATCGACTACGACAATGCGAAGCAGCGGCTGCAGCGCGCCGGCCTCGCCGACAAGATCCCCATGCTGGACGTCGTCAACACGCCGTTCGAATCGCCCTTCCCCGAACTGATCACCCGCATGATCATCGCCTCGACCTCGGGCGAGAACCTCTCGGGCAACATCACCGGCAACGTCAATCCGTCCTATGTCGCGCGGCCGACCTACCAGGCCAAGGTCGACCGGCCGCTGTGCGCCTTCCACGAGCTGACGATCTGGGATGACGAGTGCGCGGACTATCGGGTGTTCTTCGTCGTCGAGCCGGACATCGTCATCTCGGATTCCAAGAAGACCATCGACGTGCTCAAGCGCGCCGGCGAGATGAAGGCCAAGGCCAAGATTGCCAAGGTCTCGGACGCGGATAAATTCTACAACACCGCGTGCAACCCGTTCTTCCCCAGGGAGCACCCCTATGTGCAGGTGCGGCCCTACCACATCGGGGAATATTTCTGGGGAAAAGCCCACATCGAGAGCCTGATCCCGCTGCAGGAGTGGAGCAACGAGCGGCTCGAGCAGATCCACGACATCCTCGACCGCCAGGCGTACCCGCCACGGGTCGGATCCGGCTTCATGGGCCTGTCCGACGAGAAGATGGAGGCCTTCGGCGGCGCCGATACGTGGGTGATGGACCAGCTCCCGCAGGCCCAGATCAAGGAACTGCATCCGGAAATGCCGCCGGACATCTTTGCCGACTACATGTCGATCGGCAATCTGTTCATCGAGGCCTCAGGCCTGACGGAGGTGCTGCAGGGCAAGGGCACCTCAGGCGTGCGGTCCAAGGACCACGCCAAGCAACTCTCCTCCACCGGCTCGGGCCGGATCAAGAAAGCCGCCACGCGGCTTGAGGCGCCGCTGGTGCGGATGGGCGAGCTCGCCTTCAAGCTCAACGCCCGCAACAACGACAACCCAATCATTCCGGACCCCAAGGAGGACGGCAAGCCGGGCGACCCGTTCCTCTACGCCCAGATGGCGGGGGAGTATAATCTGCGCGTCGCCGGCCACTCGCACTCGCCGCTGTTCGCTGATGATACGAGAGAACTCGCCGGCATGCTGTTCAAGGCCCAGGCCCTCGATCAGGAGAACCTGATCCGGATGCTGTCGCCGCCCAACCGCGACAACCTGATCCACGCGCTCCGCGCCAAGCAGAAGAAGGCCGCGCAGGCCGCCGCGATGCGCCAGAAGATGGGAATGCCGGAGCCTGGCGCCAAACCCAACGGCAAGGGGCATGGCGCCAGCGCCTGAGACGTGCTAGATTATGGAACATTAGGCTGGCGCCGTGTGCACCGGAGGCCGTGCCGCCCACTCTAACCAGGAGGGTTGACAGATGAAGCGTAAGCATCGTCGCGGTCGCAAGCACCGCCGGAAGTAAGGCCCGCAGCCTACACGCATACATCCACTTCGCAAACTCAACCGCCTCCCTCCCGGGGGCGGTTTTTCATTGCGGGACGACGATGTTCATCCGCTTGAGGTAGTTCTGGATCACGCGCTCGGTCGGCGGGGTGCCGCCGCGTTCCTCGATCTCGTGGCTCTTTTCCAGCGACAGCCCGAGCTGCTTCACCTTCGGCATGATCCACGTGTTCCATGCCTGGTACGCCAGCGCCGCCGCCATCACGCGGTCGTCCTTGCTCCGTCCCTCGGCGCCAATGGTGCCGCCGTCGTTCACGATGCGCTGCATCTCCTCGAGCAGCGGCATCGAGCGCGGGATCATGCGGTGCAGCTCGATGCCGTTCTTGAGCTGGTTCATCGCTCGCGTCTTGAGCTCGTGCGTCGTCTTCCACTGGTACAGCAGCTCGCCGCCACCCGGGTTGTCCATGCGCCGATAGAAATAATGCTTCATGTTGGCGAGGATGTTGCGCAGGTGATAGTTCTCGTCGTGCGGCCGGATCTCGCTCGCCATCCGCTGCACCTTGTTCAGCTCGTCGAACACCGCCTGCCCCGGCCCGTTCATCTCAAGGATCGGCATCAGGAACGTCAGTCCGAAGTAGCCGGCTAGATGAGCAAGAACCCAGGCACATTGATAAGTGGACGGTTGGGTTGAGCAATATTCGGCGACCTGCACAAGGCAATCGGAATAGCATCGCCAGATGCTAATAACAGTTCTATCTGCCTCGTCTGAGCTTCCGTAAGCAGGATCACACGCAAGGGCATAGTAGCCGAATCGGGAGGGGTGCTCCCAGATGCGCAGCTCTGCTCGGACATCTTTCACCTGCCTGACTTCGGTCTCATCAAACTTCATCCCGAGTTTGTAACGGAACGTCTGGAAACGCTGCTTCTTGGCGTAGCGCATGCAATCCGTCAGCGCCTCCACCGTGAAGAATTTCGACCCCGTCGCCTGGAACGCATCGTCCGGCGTCCACGGCATCTCCTGATCCATCAGCGACTGATCGCCGCCCTTCTCCGACTCCAGATGCCAGCGGTACCAGGCGATCTGCTGCAGCGAGATCTCGAAATTGTACTGCTCCCTCACCTCGCGCACCCGCTTGCGCTCCAGCGGCGTTAGCGTGCTCTTGATCCCGGAGGGCATGTAGACGTTGAAAAACTGGTGCGTCACCGGAAACTGGTTGCGCTCGTCCCGCCACCACCCAACAAAGATAAAACACTTCGTCGGGTCGTCCTTCGCCTCCTCGACCATGTCGAAGAAATGGTTGTAGCCGTTCGCTGTGCTCTCATAAATCTGCAGCCGGTGCGGATACAAGGACGACATCTGCGAGCGAAACTCGCCCAACGCATCCCCGTTGCCATAGAACCCCGTCTCGGTCGAATGCAGGAAGTTCGCCGCGCCGCCGCGCCCGAGCCCCCCCTTCTTGTTCTCCGAGGTCCCCGCGATCAGATACCGGAACCGCGAGCCGTTCTTCAGGATCAGCAAATTCCGGTTGTGCCGCACATACGGAATCCGGAACTTCGCCGGCGTCTCCGCAAAAAAAACCTCCACCGTCGCCCGGAAATCGTCCCGCGCATTCTCCTCATGCGTCATGAACACCCCGAGCAACCCCTTGTGCTCAAAGCTCCAAAACATGTCCAGCGCCAGGAAAAACGTCGAAATCCCCGCCTGCCGGTTCTTCAAAATCACAAACGTCGTCACCCCACGCGACAACCCGTCAATGATCTTGTCCAGCACATACCGCTGCGACCCCAGCAGCCGGAACGGAACCAGCCCGTAATCCTTGCTCTGAACCTTCAGCCGACCAAGGAACGCCATGAACCGCTCAACCGGAAACGGTGCAACCCCCTTGTATTCCAAGCGGAAAGCACCGTCCTCGGTCTCGTTGACGTCGAAGTCGGTCATTTCCCTTTCCGACCAAGCCGCCAAACTTCCTCATCCCGGCGCTCGCGAACAACCTCGCAGCATTCGAACGAGCAGATCGTGCACCCCTCAATCGCTCGGGCGCCACAGATTTTGCACTTCGTCATCAGCCCGCAATCCCCTCAAATGGAACCACAAAAATTAACATGGCTCCCTGGAAACACGCTGCGCCAGTAGCCTTATCACGCGCTCCCCAAAGATTATGGAATTTTTTTGGGGTAAGATGGTGCCAGCGGCTTGGATTCGAACCCGCGACCTCCCCATTACAAAAGGGGCGCTCTGCCACCTGAGCTACGCCGGCAAAAGCCTAGCGTGTGCTCGTTATCTCGGGCCTGGTCGCTCGCCGGATTTCCATAAACCCCCGTAACACAGCCACTTCTTCGCAACAACGAGGGTTTTCATTTTTTTTGGGGTGGATGATGTGGGTGGCGCCCTCCGCTCAGCTTCGCGCGACCCATCGACCTGGCGGGCGCCGCGCGCGCCGGCCGCGGTACCCCGGAACCATTGGCAGGCACCCCCGCTACCCCTCGGCGGCACGCGACTGACACGCGCAACCACTAAGCTATTGATATTGCTATGAATACTGTCCCTCGTGAGGGGACACGACGCTGTTGGAGGTGGAGCGCGGCAGGGTCAGGAACCAGTGGAACCGGCCGTGGAACCGACGCCGCTGGTCGAGGAGACGGTGGATCTTACCCTCTCGTTTTCTTGACAGGCGAGGAACTCGGCCAATTTCTGTCTGACGCGTCCTGTGAGTTTGGCACCGCGCGCGACTTGGTAGATGATTTCTCGGGAGAGGCCGGTTGCCTGCGCGATGTGGTTGATCGAGAGGATGCGGCTGGCGTTTCGATCGGTGCGGGAGGAGTGCCGGACCTCTTTGATCTGACGCGTGATCTCGTCGTCTGAGAGCATCTTGCTTTCTGGAGAGAAGAAGAGAAGGGGTGCGCGCACACGCGTGGCCGACGCGCGAGAAAATCGCTCTTTTTCATGTATCTTGTCAAGAGGCTTTTGTAAGACATTGATATTGCTACTTATAGCAAAGTGAGCATAAGGGCGCGTTTGCTTGCTCTGAAACGTAGAGTTATGCCATGTGTAACGCATGGTCGCACCTCGTCATCCGCTTCGCAATCGCATCATGAGTGGCATCAGGCGGGGTGATTTTGCGACAGTGAAGGAAATCATGCTGGTCGGGTCGCTGCCGCGGCAGACGGTGTGCCGCTGGCTGCGGGAGGCGCAGATTGACCTTGCGGAGATGCGGCTGCGGCACATCGCAAAGCTGCACGAGCGGGAGGAACGTTATCTAGCGGGGTTGCCGCCCAGGAAGCGGCCGAGCAAGAAGTTGTTGCACTGGATAGCGGGCCGGGCCAAGAGCCAATGGGATCTACAGCATGCTGAGCAGGAAGGCGTATCAGCGGCAGGAGGCCGAGATTCTGGTCGATGAGGCGGTCGGGCTTGACGGCGTTCGCGTCAAGCACCTGCCCTCATTCCGCAATGTTCGCTGCGATCGCTGCGGTCATATCGGCCGGGCCCGCATTCCGCACAGCACCAAGGCTCCCCGCTTCAGGTGCTCACGTTGCGGCTATCGGGGGTGAGAGCCCCCTCGACGAGGAAGTCGTACATGGCCTTGGCGAGGGCAATTGGGTCATGGAACGTGACTTGGTTGCCCGGCACGCTGTTGGTCTGGGCGATCACGTTGCAGGCTTGGTCCAGTGCCAGCTTGCGCAGATCGATGTCCTTGCGGATCTTGCCGAGCTCGTCGGCGTAGCGCGCGGCCATGGTCTGCATCTGCTGGCCGGACAGCGACTGTTCCTGTGGCTTGGCCTGCTGGTTCATTGCGTCTTCCCCTCTTGGAGCACGGCCGGTCCGCCGGCGTTGCTCGCATTGTCCATGATCATGTAAAACAGCAGCTCGGCCTGGTCGGCGGGGGCCATGGCCTTGAACAGGCGGATGTTCTCCTGAACGAACGGCACTGCGGCGCGGCGGTACAGCTCGAGCATCAGCGCGACGTTCATTTGAGGGCCTCCTCGATCATAGCGCGATAGGCGGCCGCGATGTCGACACCGCCATAGTCGTTGTGGTCCTCTCCTTTGTCCACCATGCGCGGTGTCGGCTCCCGCAAAGCCGCGATCACCGCGAGGGCTGCTAGCGTCACGTTCTGCCGGTACACGCCTGAGGCCCCGTCCAGATCAAACGTCTCAAGGACCGCGATGACTCGCTCAACCATCTCGCTCATTGTGCGGCCTCCGCCATCTGCATGACCGGCGCCTTCTCCGGCCGCCGTAACTGCCGCGCTGCAAGGGCTTTCGCGATTACTTGCAGTGTCTGGCGATCCTGAGGTGACATATCTTGCATGGATCTGGTGACCTCTCCAATGGTGGGGTGATTGTATAATTTGGCAAGATCGTCAAACAGTTGGTTGCCCTCGTGGCGCTCGTGCTCGCCGAGCAGCTTTGAGGTGTTTGTGCCCAACGCCATGGCGATCCGGTGCAGCGTCGCCGCCGGCGGGTGGCCCTGCCCGTTCTCGTAGAGCGCATAGGTCGCGGTGGCGATCTCCGCCTGCTTGGCGACGTGGCGCTGAGTCAGGCCGCGGTGGAGGCGGCGCGAGCGGATGCGATTGCCGATCTTGCGCAGGAAGTCCATGGGCCGGCGCTTGGGCATCAGACCTTCCCCGCGGCGATCTGGGCCTCTGCCAGAGAGCGGTAGGTGTCAGCACCGGGCCCAGGCGCGCCCTTCTCCACGACCTCCCCAGCGTCGCCTGAGCCGTCCAAAGGGTCATGGTTGCCCACGATCTTCAGCGCGTCCTCGACCTGATCCATCTCGCGGTGCCGGGCATCGAGCAAGGCGTGATGCGGTGCAAACGCCTCGATCTTGCGCTTTTCGAATGCGTCCTCGCGGGCAAGCAGCCGGTCGGCCTCCGCCTCCAAGCTGGCGTTCGCCCGCGCTGAGACTCCACGCGCCTTCAAGAGCTTCTCGGTGACCCTGTCCAAATTCAAATCCCCTTGCTCGAGCAGCCGGACCAGCCGGTATGCGATGATGCGATCCGTTGCGGCTGAGATCGCGCACGTGATGCAGTCGTCCTCGCCCATGTCATTCCGCGGCCTCCGCGTACAGCTTGAGCGCCAGATGGTGCACGCCCTTGACCTCGTATTTGACGAAAACCCGCTTGAGGTGCTGCTCGATCGTGCGCGGCGAGAGGCCCAGCCGGATGGCGATTTCCTTCGTCGCCAGGCCGAGCGCGACCATGACGCAGACCTCGCGCTGGCGGAGCGAGAGCGGCTTCATGGGCATATACCGTGCCTTTCCAGCACCTCGCGCGGGCAGCGGCACGCTGGCGATTCCGGATCAGGCCCGCAGTGTTGCGCCGGCCAGCGCCCGAATTTCTTCCACGAGTTGATCGCGCTTTCCCAAAACTTATCGTCCTCGACGAGGGCGGCGCCATTCGTCGCCGCCGCTGTGGCGGCCTTCATCTTCGCCTGGTACTCGACCGCACGCTGCACCCACACGCGCCAGGCATCGTCGCGGCGCGGCCCCGGCGGACGTCGGTTGATATTCCTGAACTTGGTCAACTCGGAACTCGCAATCGGTTCGGTCAGCAGATCAACCGCGCTCTGCCAGTCCGAATCGGCCGGAAACCATGGTGTGACGTCCGCGGACAGTGCCTCTCTCTTTTCTTCTTCTAAAGAACTCTTAGAGAGAGGCACTTGTGACTGTCCCGTGACGTCACGCTCTGTCACGAGACGGTCCCGTGACCGTTTTTTTCGTAAACGGTCGCTTTCTCGGCGATGTGTCACGCTTTCGTCCCGTGACGTCACGTGACGGGCGGCCTCAATAAGCACCTGCTCGGCGGCCGAAACGGCCATCCCGATGACCTCGGTATCGACGCCTCGCGCGATCATTTCGAGCACCATGTTGGCAATCGGGGTCAACCTTGGACCTCCAATCTCTCGGCAGACGCCCGCAGGACATCGTTGACGGTCTGCGGTGTGAGCGGCCTCAGGATCACGCGCACGCCGGTGATGTCCGGACTCCAGCGCATGAAGAACTCACGCACGATCGGCTTGTGGTCGCCCTGGATCACGCCGTGCGTTACGAGCAGGTCCATGGTCGCCTTTTCGCGGTTGCACAGATCCCAGGTGTTAGAGCTCTCGCCGTCGCTGACCTCAATGGTGACGGCTACCGGGCCCTTGATGTGCGGGGGGCGCTGGCGCAGCAGCGCCCAGCCGGCCTGATTTTCCCAAGCCTGGTATTGTCGCGTCTTGATGCGCCGCCTGCCCGTTCCAGCGAACAGGTTGTTCGTTGTGGGGGGCATTGGCAGCGTGAGCACGACCTCGCTAGGCATCAGTACCTCACACCGTTTTTCGAGTGCCAACCCCACAGCGCGCGGTGCAGCGACCACCACAGCGGATTTGCGAATGAGTGCCGCACGATCATCATTCCGCGGCCTCCGCGAACTTGTCGGTCTGATTGCCCCACACGTCCCATCCTGGGCGCTTCTGGCGCGCAAACATCTCGCAATAGGGCCCGGCGACGAGGCGCTGTATCCGCTCGTGGATGCCGTCCGGCTTGCGGCTGTGCTCGCGTTTAGGGGCTATGATCGCTTGGCGAACGTCGGCAGCGATCCTTTTGGGCTTGCCTCGCGTTGCGAGGAGGCAAACTTCAGAGTTGGAACGCGTCCAATATCCGAGGAGCATGTCTGCCGTGATTTCCTCGTCAAACATCTGGATTTGCGTAGCGTCGGCCTTGATCCAACAGAACGCGCAAGTCTTGAATTTGAAGCCCCAATCGTCGACGGTCCGAAATGCCTGCTTAATCATCGGCCAACAAGCCCACATGAAAAGCACACAGTCTGGCGCGGCCAGATCAGCCACGGGAAGCGCGCTTAGCTCGGCTTCATTCATGGTGTCGTAATGGCTCTCTGCAGCACGGCCTTTGCCGTATGGCGGCGAAGCCCACGCTTCAAAATGCCACGGCGGATCCGCGAGGATCGCCCCGTACCTGCCGTGCTCGAGGTCGCCGAACGGCCAAGTCATGCGGCGCCCCGCAAGAACTCCACGTCGACCACGCCGAGCTCGGCCATGAACGTCACGACATCCAATTGATGCCCGGCGAGGCTGATCTGCAGACCTGGCAAGCGGACGCGCAGAGGTGAGCCGGCCACTGCATCTTGAGGGGGGCGATCCGTTGATGCAGCAGCCGGCTCGTCCGTCGGCGGGTCGACGACGGATTCAAATGGGTTGGGAAGCACGGTCGTCATTGGTCGACCTCGTCGGCGATCCATGGCGCGACCCACACCGCGAGGTTGGCGTAGGCATTGCTGATGCGCAGAAGGCCTCTAGCGACGAAAGTCCTTGTGGTCCTTGACCATCCGGCTTTCGAGTTTGGCGAGCCGAGTCCGTAATTCCTGATATTCATGCTGCAAATCTCTTTCTCGCTTGAGGCGCAATGCCTCCCTAATTCTAAGGGCTTCTTGCGCATCAACGCGCCGGGCCTTGCAGTACCAAAGATCAAACGCTCGCCAGTAATCGATGCCCGCCGCACGCGCGGCGCGGTCGATCGCGCGCTTTACCCGGTCGTCCTCGGGCTTGGGCAACGCCAGTTCTTTCAACGCATTCGAGATGCTCCCAAGGAAATTGGGAAAGCTCCCATCTGCATCGTCGAACAAGAAATCCATCGTCATGTCCTCACGCGGTTACTGGGGTGGTTGGATGCAGATCGAACTCGAAACGCTGGTGCGGAACGTCGTGGCGTTCCTGAAACTCACTGGGGCGCGCGATCGCGAAGAGAAGCCGTCTGCGCCCGACGTGCGCGACGAAGAGAAAAGCCAAACAGGGGAGCGCAAATGATCGACGCAGCGAGCCAGATGCCGAGGATCTTCAGGAAGATCATGCCGACCTCCCTACGGAGGTACCGCGTGGTGTCACACGGCGATCACAATTTCTGCGGGAGTGAATTTTTGCCACATTTCCGCCACGCTTGCGGCATGCCATCCCCGGTAATGCAATGTGCCAGCGTGCTAAGGGGGCGACATGGGAAGGGTGATTCGTGGTCCGTGGCTTCATGCGCGGGCCTCATCGAGCTTCCGAGCCGCCAGCAACGCCAATGCTTCCAGAGAAATCCCGCGCTTGCCTTTGGACTGTGCCAAAGACACCAGAGATGCCCAGTGTGGCGCCGGGATGCCTCGCGTCTTCCAGCCGCTCACGGTTGACATGGATTGCTCCAGTCCCTCGGCGACCGCGGCCGTCCCGCCCAGCCCTGAAATGATCTCATCCCAAGATTTCATGGCGCCGAACATAGTTCGCGTGGTGCGAACTAGTCAAGGGTTCGCGCAATGCGAAACGACTTTTACTAAAAATTATGTTCCGATATGCCCTATGGAACCGGATTCAGACCAGGCCGTTGGGCGCCGGATCATCGCATTGCGTCTTAAGGCCAACCTTCAGCAGCAGAGGCTCGCGAAGGAGATCAACGTCGCAAAAAGCACGCTCGCAGGCTATGAAAGCGGCGAGCGGCCGTTAACCATGGAGTCGGCGCGCCGACTCCGCAAACGGTTCGGCGTTACCCTGGACTGGCTTCTATTCGGCGATATGCAAGCAGCCGCTCAGGCGCTCATGCTCGAGATCGGCCCCGCTCCGGCTCCCGAGGAGCACAAAAAAGTTCGCACCCTGCGAAAATAACTATTGACCTGTTCGCACCATGCGAACTAGGGTGCTCTCGGATCAACCGAGGGCTTGCCCATGTCCAACCGCCGCTTTTTCATCCTCTGCCTCATATTCTGGTTCATAGCGCTGCCGCCTAGCATTTTGCTGTCGGCGATCGTCTTCAACCCGTTGTTCGGGTGATCGCTATGACCGGCAAATGCGCGCCTGCCCCTAAACCCGACCGCATGGCCTATCTGGTCCGCTGCCAATTCCGCGATTGCCTGGCCTGGGCCGAGCGCGAGGACGGCGACACCGACCGCGCCACAACGGTCGACCACATCCGGACCGGCAATCTCTCCAACGTCGTCACCGTGCTGGAGCTCAACCCGGTCGAGGGCATCTGCCACGACGTCACCGACGAAATCCTTGCCGAGGCCGAGCAGGCGCGCATCGATCGCCAGACCGAGCCGGCGTCGCTCGAAACCAGCCTTGAGCGGATGCGCGGGATGCTTATCGATCGCGAGCGCGATCTGAAGCGCGACGGACTGTACGGATGGACGTCATGACGAACCAGCAGCTCGCCGACATCCTCCTTGCTCAATGGCAGCTCCTGTGGCCGCTCCCGCCAGTCGAGCGCATCAAGCGGATCGACGAGGTCCGCAGAGATTACGAGTTCGAACAGCAGTTGCACGACGTCGCGAAGGAAATGACATCATGAGCGCCGCGATTCATCCCGCGCTCCGTCGCGCCATCATCGCGTCCAAGTCGATACCCAAGCCAACGGCGCCCGTTGTCGTGCAACCCATGGCCGTCGTGATCGCGCCCGTCATCACAACGTTGCCACCGTCATACGAACCGGGACCGACTCCCGCCAGCGCGGTACGCGTGAAGTGGTACGGGCCGCCCGAGCCTTATCCGCACGTATCCATGGAAAAGATCAAGGTAGCCGTTTCTGCAGCCACCAAGATCTCGATCTTCGACATGGTCTCCGAACGCAAGTCTGACCCGATCGCGCTCGCGCGGCAGATTGCGATGTATCTCGCGCGAATGATGACGTCGCGATCATTGCCGTCGATAGGTCGAGCATTCGGTGACCGCGACCACACCACGGCGCGCCACTCTGTCCTCAAGATTGAGCGGCTCGTCGCTGCGGATCCGGCATTCGCGGCGCGCGTCAAGGCAATACAGGAGAGCATCCATGCCTGATCCGACAAAAAAAACGATCAGCGCCACTGAGATGTCAATGCTGCTCGGTGTCTCGCCCTACGGCACGCGCTGGATGCTTTACCAACGTTTTGCTAAGGGCATCGAAGCGCCTAGCCCCGATCACAACAGGCTGGATTGGGGCCTGAAGATGGAGCCGCTGCTGCTCGAGCAGGCCGCGGCCGATCTGCGGCTCGAGGTCAAGACCAACCGCCAGCCCGATGGCTCGCAGGTCTATCTTCGGCGTGGTCTGCTCGGCTGCTCGCGCGACGCTGATATCTACGATCCACAGCGCGGGCCTGGTGCGCTCGAAACGAAATGCTGCTTCGATTACAAGATCCTGATGCAGGAGTGGGACGGCGGCAAGACCCCTCCTCGCCAGCATGAAATCCAAGTCCAGCAGCAGATGTATGTCGGCGACGGCGTGACGTCCTACGAATGGGGCACGATCGCGCTGTGGTGTGGCGGCGACATGACCTATTTCCATCGCAAGCCGATGCCGGACCTGTGGGAGTTGTTCGAGAAAGAGTCCGCCCAGTTTTTCGCCGATGTGGCCGCCGGGAATGAGCCAGAGCCGTTTGGCTCGCCGGTCGAGGTTCCGCTGCTCAAAACCATCTTCGCTGTGCCGTCTGGCGAGGTTCTGAACGCAGTGGATCTGCTCGGCGAAGTCGAGGCCACCAAGCTCGCGCAGCGCGTCGTCGATGCCGATGCTCGCCGCTCCGAGCGGCTCTCGGCCGAGAAATTCGAGGAGGAAACAAAGGCCAAGCTTCTTGGGCTCGCCAAGGATGCAGTCTTAATCGACCTGCCGCAGGGCATCAGCGTCAAGATCATCCGTTCGGCGCGAGCCGGCTACGCAGTCAAGCCGAGCACGATCGTCACCGTGAAGGCGCACATTCCGCAACAGATTGATGGAAGCTTTAGCGCATGAGCAACGAACTAACGATATTCGAAAACACGCTGCGCCCCCTCGCGCCGCATTTCGAGCAGGCACTCGCTGGCACAATCCCGGTCGAGCGGTTGATGCGATCGATCATGGTGTCGCTCGAACGCAATCCCAAGCTTCTGGAGGCCAACCGGCAGAGCCTGCTCAATGCATCGATGTCGGCGGCATGCCTCGCCCTGGAAGTTGATGGCGTCACCGGGCAAGCCTTCTTCATTCCGTTCAAGGGTCAGGCGCAGCTCGTCATCGGCTACAAAGGCATGAACACGCTAGCTGCACGCTCCGGCTTCACCGTGCAGGGCGAGGTCGTGCGCGAGGGAGACGAGTTTGATTATGAGCTAGGCGACAAAGGTTTCGTACGCCACAAGCCAAAGCTCGGCAATCGCGGCCCGATCCTCGCCGCATGGGCGACTGCCTCATCGCTGCATCGTCCGGCGCTCGTTTCCGTGCTCGGCATCGACGATATCATGGCGATCAAGGCAAAGTCGCCTGGCGGGAATCGGTCTGATAGTCCGTGGATGGACATGATGATCGGCTTTCCAGCGATGGCTGCTAAGTCTGCCAAGCGCCGGCTGTCTCGCGCAATGCCTCTGAACGCAGATCCCCGCTTCCATCTTGCTGCCGCGATGGAGGAAGCCGTCGAGGAGCGCGGCAAGGCCGCATGGATAAATCCTGCGCGTGGCTTGCAGATAGATGGTGAGGCCTACGACTCGCCGCGGATAAATCACGAGCAACGCAACACTGATGAATTGCTTTCACCGCGCAACCAGCCCATCGCGGTGGACTCCGCCGGCCCGGATATTCAACCCGGCTCCGGGTCGGCGGATGAATATGTCGAGCGGTGGAACGGTTTTATTGAAGCTGCCACGAACGCTGATCAGCTCACCGCAAAATGGAATAGCGAGGCCGACGAGCGGAAGATGATCGCATGGCCATCAGGCGAGTTCATAAAATTGCAGAGCAAGGTCAAGCGCGCGATCGAGAGCATGCGGGCGACGGCATGATCCGCTTTTCAATCATCATCGCATGTGTCGCTCACTCGACAGTGTGCTCGTTGCCGGCGCTGGTCTTCGGCCATTTCGAGGCCGAGAACCGCGAGATGTGCGAGCGCAATGTGCGGATGCTCGTTGCGGCGGACGGCCTGCGTGATTTCATCGTGACGTGCAGCGACAGGGGAGCATGACAGTGACCGATCAATCTCAGCCTAACAGCGCGCATTCTCTGCTGCCATGGCACACCAGTAGTGAAGAGGCGTTAAAGATCAAGGATGCGAAGGGCGATAGCATCCTTTCAATGTTCCACACCCATTTGCGTGGTCGTCGCCCAGCCTCCGAGGTTGAGGCCAACGCCGCGCTAATTGTCAAGGCCGTCAACAATCACGACCGCCTCGTGGAAGCGCTGCGGGAGATCGCACGAGAGCAGTCGGCAAAGAACGCTTACGTCGCGGCTGACCGCTTCCAATTGATCGCGCGTGACGCCCTAGCCGACCTGGAGTCCAAGCCATGACCGAACGCTCTTCCCCTGGCAGCGCGCCAATACTCCCGGTGGTCGCGATTGTCCATCTAACGAACCATCAAGTTCAGTGCGACGAAGACGGCGTAATGGTCATGGTATCTCGCCAAGCGCTGGCAGAGGTGCTGGTCTACATTCAAATGGTCAGGTCAGTCATCCCTGATGTTGCCCAAGGTGCACATGCGACTGACACGGTCGAGGAGTGCGCCAGGATCGCAGAAAGCCACGTCGGCGCGGCAAGCGATCGTTTGCTCGCAGGTCATTACTACGATGAGGCTTGCCGGGATATCGCCAAGGCGATCCGAGATGCGATGGCCTCTAACGCTGCACCGCAAGCAGCGACCGGCACTGGCGATTTGGTCAATCGGCTGCTCGCCGCGCCTGTGACGCTCAAGACAGGCCGGGAGGCCGCTGCTGTCATTGCCGAATTGGAGGCCGAGAACAAGCGGCTTCGCGCTGAACCGCAGGAAGTAATTCCGACTGACGAGGACCATCCTGACTGCGCCACAGCCCGCGAGCGCGAGCTGTACGATGCGCTGATGTTGCTCGCAGGCGCGTGCATGAATCACGCCTACAAGTCCTACAAAACGTGGATGCAGGGCGGGATCAAGGTGGACCCGGTCGTGACGAAAGCGCTTCGACTGTACGAACACTCGCTCTCGCGCCCACAGCGGGGTGACAAGTGACCCTTCACTACCACGGCACTCCGCTTTCGCCGACTAGCGAGTTGATTAATCTCGCCGGCAAATGCTTCTGCGTGCCGTTCTCCGATGCGAGGGATGCCGATCGCTGTCTCCAGATCGGTCAGTCAGTCATGTTCGACAATGGCGCGTTCTCGGCCTTCACCAAGGGCAAACCGATGGATGTGCCGGGCTACATCAAGTTTCTTGAACCGCGGCTGCGTCACCCTCATTGGGCAATCCCGCCCGACGTGATCGACGGCACTCCGGATCAGCAACGTGAGGGGCTTGTCGCATGGCCCTTTCCTGGCGCCCTCTCCGCTCCGGTCTGGCACATGGGGTTGCCCATAGATTACCTGCTTGAGTTAGCTGACGAATGGCCACGCATCTGCTTTGGCTCGACGGCTCAATACTGGCAGATTGGCTCAGACGTCTGGTGCCGGCGCGCGGACGAAGCCTTCAATACCCTCGCCGCGGCTCACAAACACCTGCCCTGGATTCACATGCTACGCGGCATGAACCTTTCCGGCGATCGCTGGCCGTTCGCCTCCGTCGACTCGGTAAACGTAGCTCGTAATTTCAAGGACACCAATACCGACCCGGAGCGGATGGCGCGGCGACTAGACTCGGTCCAATGCACGACGCCATGGAGGCCGGTCGAAGTGTTCAAACAACAGGACATTTTCGCATGAGGCACGGAACGACCATCGAGCGTCAGGAATGCGTTCGCCTCTATTCCGAAGGCGCTCTGCTCAAGCATCTGGAAGAAGTGTTCGGTAGGCCGCGCCCGACGCTTGGACGATGGATCAGAGAAGCGGGAGCAAAGCGCGGCCACAAGTTTCGTGGTCAGTGGTTTTCGCTCCCTTCGCAGGAGCAAAAACCATGAGCAGCCCGCTATACACCGCAAGCACCAAGAAGTGCCCGATTCCCAAGCCGAAGATCGACTGGGATAACATGTGCGGCCCGGTCCTCTATGTGACCGACGGGAGCTTTCACGCGCTGACGCTGTGGGAAATGGTCAAGCTCAATCTCGGCTTGACCAGCGTGGAGCGATTGAACCGCAATCACTTGCCCCAGGAGAGCGAGCAATGAGATATTGGCTTTCCTACGATCGCGGGCGGCACTTTCAGTTTCGCTTCTCGATCATGCGATACAGCACCAAATTGCAGAGACGCCATCGCGCAAGGCTGATCGCTGCTGTGGGACCAGTGCACCATGACTGACTGGCAACCGATCGAGACGGCCCCGGTGAACACAGACGTTCTGATCTGGGATTCTTGGGATGTTTGCATGGCCCGCAAGGGCAAGAAGGGATGGCTTGCGATGGGATGCGACGGGCCAGCGATAAAGTCGCAAGGCGACACGTGGACTGACTATCAGGAGCCCGGCTTCCCGACCCACTGGATGCCGCTCCCGCTCCCTCCGGCAGAGCGTGGATAGTGCTGAAGGAATGACCATGCATTACCACGGCACGCCGATCACTCCGATCACTGCGCTCTATGATCTGGCGGGGCGGAATTTCTGTGTGTCGTTCGCTCGCCCTGACGACGTGGCTCGCTGCCATCAGATCGGCCAGTCAGTCATGTTGGACAATGGCGCGTTCTCCAAATGGAAATCGGGGAAGGATACCGATTGGAATGGTTTTTATGCATGGGCCGATAAGTGGCTGGCTTATCCGACCACCTGGGCAGTTATCCCGGACGTGATCGACGGAGGTTCCCAGTTGCAGGACGCAATGATCCGAGAATGGCCACACGGGGAGCGCGGCGCTCCGGTCTGGCACATGGACGAACCTCTAAACCGCCTTCTCCAGCTCACCGACAAATGGCCGAAAGTCTGCATTGGATCGACCGCAGAATATGCCGTTGTGCTTTCAGATTCTTGGAAACGACGCATGGATGAGATTTTCAACGAAGTTGCCAGGCGGCATTCTAGGATGCCTTGGCTCCATATGCTTCGCGGGATGCAAACGCTCGGCCTTCGCTGGCCCTTTGCGTCGGTCGATAGCACGGACATAGCCCAGAACCATAACAGACCTCAGAACACACCACGTAGCATGGCTGACCGTTGGGACGCCATCCAGTGCAAGGCGTCGTGGGAAACCCAGCCAGAGCAAATGGAATTGACATGAGACACGGAACAGCCAAGGAACGCCAAGAATGTGTTCGCCTCTACTCCGATGGCGCTCTTCTTAAGCATCTGGAAGAAGTGTTCGACCGTCCACGTCCAACACTTGGACGATGGATAAGGGAAGCAGGAGCCAAGCGCGGGCACAAGTTTCGAGGCCAGTGGCTTTCACTCCGACGCGAGATTGACTGATGCCGGTTGATCAGATCGCGCGCGCCGTTGCCATAAACGACCTGTCGGTTATCGTTACCGCTTGGTGCTACGTGTGCGACGACTGCGGGCGCAGAGACACGTTTCCTGATGTCCCGATGCCGGAGGGGCGCAGCGAATTTGAGGCGTCTCAGAAGGGCTGGAGAATGCGCATGGATTCAGACGACAACGAAATGTGCCGGTGCCCATCATGTTGCGCTCGCACACTCCCTCAAGCGAAGCGAGATTGACTGATGCTGGCTCGCAACGAACTAATCGACTATCTGCTCGATCACCATGGGCATTGCGATCGACCTCAGACGCCGCGCAACCTTTGCTATTGGGGGCCGGGATGTCTGAAAACCGGGTGGCTTGGTCGCGGTTGCCCCCACTGGCACCCAATCGAAGGCGAACAGCTAGAAGCTATGATCAAAGCTTCGACGCTCTCTAAAACAGAACGGGATTGACTGATGCGGCGGTCTAAGCACCAACAGATGCGCAACGCCATCAACGATGTTGAACTCGCCCTTAACGGCTTGGAGATCGATGATGTTGTGAAGAGATTTGAGGGAGCTTCCGATTCCGTTATGGTGTGCTTGCCGCTTGGTGCGCTTCGTCAGCTAGCCAGGTGCTATCCGGAGCTCAATCGCATTATCAACGATCCAGCATTCGAAAGCGCGAGTATACTTCGCCCACCTAAAACACAGAGTCCGGAGGACTGACCTTGGACAAGGAAATGATGGCCGCACTCATGGCGGATGCCGAGAAGCTGAATCAGCTCACAGGCGAAGATCACACCCCGGAGTTTCTGGTCGATTGCGAGGCCTGCGACGGCCAAGGTTATATTGCGCGCACGATTCATATTTACGAGCCGGGATGTGGCTTCAGCCATCCGGATGCTGTTGAGGATCCGTGCTCGGCGTGCGGCGGCAACGGATGGTTTGTTTGCGAGGCGTCATGATCGCGATCGAAACCATCACGCCTGAAAAGTTTGCGGCCAGGATGGGCTGGGGCGCGAAACGTGTGCGCCGGCTCGCGAAGCAGCTTGGCGCTTGCCGGATTTTGGGCAATCGTATGGTGCTAACGCCCGACGACGTTCAGACAATATTGGAGGCGACGAAGCCATGCCCCTCAAGCTCTACCGGCCTAAAGGAAGTACTATCTGGTACTACACAGGCACAGTTGCCGGAGATAGGCTACGAGGATCTACTAAGACAAATGACCGAAAAACCGCGGCGCGTCTTGTCTCCGAGATCGAAAACCAGCACCACAAACGTCGTCTTGATGGGCCGAAAGAAGTCCTGACCTTTCCTATAGCGGTCGATTATTATCTGAAATCCGGCAAGGCCTCGGATGTCCGTTCGCAGCGCTACATCCGAAAACTCGTCGCTCATTGGAAAAATACGAGGGTCAAGGAGATGACGGCCGGCGCGATTCGGCAGAGTGCGATCGACCTTTATCCGCAGGATAGCGGTGCCACGCGCAATCGCCAGGTCATCACGCCGACGCAGGCGATCATCAACCATTGCGCCGAGCTCGAACTGTGCGCGCCAATTCGGGTGAGACGTTTCACTTTCGAGAAGAAGATCAAGCAGCCGGTGACGCTGGAGTGGCTCGATCAGTTCTGCACCTATGCCGATCCGATGACCAGGGCGCTTGCAACTTTCCTGTTCGCGACCGGTTGCCGGATCTCCGAAGCGCGTCGGCTGGAATGGGCAGACATCGATTTTCAACAGCAGACGATCCTGATCCGCAAGACCAAGACCAAGCGCCAGAGGCTGCCTCATATGCCTCAGCGGCTGCTCGTGGCGCTCGCTAATCTGCCTCGGGAGAAGAAGCCCTTCCATCGCTCCGAGAGCACCCTGAGGAACCTCTGGGATGAGGTAGCCGCGGTGACGGCCACCTACAACTCGGGATTCGTGCGCCTGACTTTCCATAGCTGCCGGCACGGGTTCGCAACCAAGCTCCTGCGGGACGGTATGGATGTGGTCACGGTCGCCAAGCTGGGCGGCTGGGAATCCGCGCATCAGGTTCTCGCGACCTACGCGCACGCGATCCAGGATGCCACGCTGACGAATAGGCTTTTTGACAAACCACAGTCAAAAACTGAAGACGACGATAGCGAAATCAAGGGGTTAGGATAAAGAGAAGACCCGTCCGGGGGGAATTTCGATGATCCGCCCCGTGAGCAAAACCCCAATGATTTCAACGTAAATGGTTCTCAGTGCCCTGACGATCTGGGCCAAAAGAGGGTGAACATGGATAGAACAGATTTGAAAATTGACAAGCCATTGGCAAACGGTTGTTCGCTGGACGTTCGCGCTACCGGCGATGCGCTCCGTGCTCTCCGGGAGAAGCACGGATCCAAGAGCGCGGTCGGCCGCCATTGCACAACCATGCTCAGCCAGCTTCGGAATCTGCCAGGCTACGTGCAGCCTGAATGGGCAACCCACGATAGCCAGACATTGCAACGGATGATCAGGTGGCAGATGGCCCAGCTCGAGCGGGCTCTCGCCGCGTCCTAGGGTCGTTAGTCGACAGCCGTTGATCTGACTGACGCGTGACAGTCATGTGAATTGCAAAGGCCGCTAAGGGCGGCGAGGAGGAGGCAGGATGGGTGTTGTAGAGGACTTGATGGAGAAGATCGCCGAAGACGTGACCAGGGCAATGGGACGGACCTTGGCGATCTGCCCTGACCCGAGGCTTCCCGTTGCCCTCGCCGGAGCCGCCGCCGCTCTCGGCATCGTCACGTCGCTCCTAGATGAGATGGCGGGGTTGAAGAGAAAGGATGGTCCGTCACCTGAGAACATTCTTCTTGCCGGTCTCTTGGCGGCTCGCCTGGGAATCAGCGGAGAGGATGGGGTTGGCCAAGCCTACCGCGATATTGAAAAACTCAAGGTAGCCTGACGCTGCTGGCATAGGAGCGAGAGATGACGGACTTTTCTATTTTGCAGGGCAAAACCCTGACCAAGGTTGAACAGATCGGAGACGATCGAATCCGGTTCGAAGTCGGCGACGGAAAGGCTTACGAGCTTTTCCATTCGCAGGATTGCTGCGAAAGCGTCGCGGTGGAGTCGGTTACTGGCGACCTTGCGGACCTCGTCGGTGTGCCAATCCTATTGGCTGAGGAAGCTACCAGTAACGATGATCCGCCCGGCTACAAGCATGATTACCAGCCGGAAAGCCAGACTTGGACCTTCTATAAGCTGCGGACGATCAAGGGCAGCGTCGATATCCGCTGGCATGGATCGTCCAATGGATACTACAGCGAGAGTGTCGATTTCGCTGAAACGCGCTGAATGCAGACAAGTAGGGTTGACTGATGGGCCGCAAACCAAAGCCGACATATGTCGAAGACGAGCCGCTTTACAATGTTGATGTCTGGAACAACCAGGGCGACGTCGTGAAGCATTTTAGCGAGGTTACGGCCGCAGAGGTCGATGACATCCGGGATCAATACGAAGACGAACCATGGCTTGATGTCGTGGTCGAAGAAGTTCACTGATCAATAAGGAGCGACCCGGTGGCAACTAACGGCATGGTCCTTCTGGCCAAGATCCCCGATGGCGGCTGGCGGCCCACCAACGAGATCGAGTTCATCAACGGCCGTCTGCATCAGCGCTGGATCGGCGACCTTTGCAAGTGGCTCATAGGCAACGGCAGTTTGATGCCAACGATCACGATATTGCCGGAGAGAGAATGGCGAGAAGTGCCAGGCCAGGAGCGCCAATGACCGCGTTGACAATCATCGGGATCATCGCTTGGTTCTCATTCTTGGGCGTGATCTGGTGGCTGTTCCTGCGTTGGGTTTTCAGCCACTAACGAATGGAGAGCGCTGATGGGTAGGTGGCCGGCAATTGACCGATACAGGATTCTTGTGCCCTGTTTACGTACATGCGATTGCGGCGCGACGTGGTACGGGGAGCCAGACGAGAAGATGATCGGACTTTATTGGTGGACGCTATTCAGAATGCCGATCTAGTGCACCACTCCTGACCGATGATTGGAGATGACTGATGGACGACAAAAAGCCGCACCGACGATATGGCCAGTCGTACAGCATCGCATTTTGGAATGGCAATGTGGCCAGCGATGAAGACGGTGCTACCAGAGCGACCTTGGAGGTCGGGGCACCAGGAATGCCCTACCCGACATTCGAATTTAGGTGGCCAGAACAGAAGTACGATATGGACAGATTCGAAGCCGCGCTTGCGAAGGCCTTCGAGCGCGGCATCTATGCGGCCAAGAAGGAAATCCGTGACGTGCTTGGAATCAATCAACGCTCTTGAGCA